GTTTCATGGTGTGTGGGGGGCGTATTGCTGGCAGGCCTGCAACAACGCCGCCACGGCGCCGGTGCGCGCTTGGGCGTGGGCGCGCTCGGCGCGCTGTTGCAGCTCGGTGCGGTTCAGGTGTTGCAGGCGCTGCGCCAGGTCTTCGGCTTGCAGTTGCGCTTGCGGCAGCAGCATTCGCCTTCGTCGTTGCCGTGGTCGCAGAGTTGGCGGCGTTAGTGGCTGATGTGCTGGCAGACGTTGCGCTTGTAGCGGCGGCGTTCTTATGACTCAATGCAGTCGCAGCACTTGCCGCAGCCTTAATTGCATGGTGCTTGGCAGAGTAGCTAGACCCCTCAACATAGACATTCTCGCCATTGTCAGCCCAGGCCTTAGCTTTATCGCGTGCGGTCTGTGCCTCATTGCGATACGTTATTGCAGAGTCCCTAGCAGCGTCAGCGCCAGTCTTAGATGTAGCAGCAGCAGACGCGCTATTGGCCGCGTTAGTTGCAGATGTGGCAGCTTCAGTGGCCTTTGTGTTCGCAGTGGCGGCAGAGGTAGAAGCAGCTCCAGCAGACGCAGCAGCATTGCTTGCAGACGTGCCCGCCGTAGTGGCAGAGTTGGCAGCAGCCGTCGCGCTATTCGCTGCATTAGTAGCAGACGCGGCGGCGTTAGACGCAGATGTAGCGGCCTCACTTGCCTTGGTTGTTGCCGTATCTCTAGACGTTGCCGCAGACGTAGCAGATGCGGCAGCTTTGATGGCGTGATGTTTGGCAGAATACTTTCCAGTCTCTACGGCCACATTCTCATTCTGTTCGGCCCAAGACTGAGCCTTATCCCTTGCAGCCTGAGCATCAGCCTTATGTGTGCCAGCCAGATCACGAGCGGCTTCGGCTGCAACCTTGGCTGTGTTTGCGTCAGTCGCAGACGTTGCGGTATTAGCCTCGTGGGTGGATGCAATACTTGCGCTTGTCGAGGCAGCACTCGCGCTTGCACTCGCCTCATTCGCCTTGGTCGAAGCGATACCAGCCTGAGTAGTTGCAATGCCCGCCTGATTACTGGCAGTGTTTGCGTAGTTACTAGCATTGGTTTCACTGAGAGAAGCTGCGTCACGCGCCATAATAGCATCATTGGCGTACTGCGCAATTTCCAGGGTAAGAATCTGTCCAGCACCGCGAAGTTCGTAGCGGTCAAGTTCCGCAACCTGATGAAGAGAACAGTCATAGTTTGGAATGGAAGCAAACAGGTTGATTGTTTTTCCATTGCTATGAATGATCTTGAACTTATATTCAGAGGATTCCGTACCAAGCTCGTTAGGGAAGAGGGCGATTGTGCAATTGCCACTCGCATCCGTCAAACCGCTATACTCATCTGGCACGACAAATCCATTATAGCGCTCAGGTGTCATTAATTTTGCAATGACCTGCGCGTTAACGGCTGGTGTACCATCCTGTTCGTGGACGGAGATTAGAACATTAACAGTTGGGATCGACATTATTGCAATCCTCCTTACTACTCTAAATCTATAACGGAAGTGGCTGTGTTACCCATAACCCTACCCGTTCTCGCGTACCGCTTAGCCTTTGCCACTCCATTGCGATACAGGGAGTATGCACTTGCCGCAGTTCGTGCATTACCCCATTCCTCATTCGACATATTTAAGAGCATCGCCTGTGCTCCGAAACCAATAACCTCTGCCCAATCTTCATAGATAAAAGACGGGCACGACGTAGAGAGCCGCGAAGGCTTTAGCGCAACGGTTGCCGTAATAACCTCATCGGTAGAAAACGGAGTGACAACCTCAACAGTGCTTTGCCTTACAATATAATGCTTTAACGGCTGAAGCTCTGAGCCATCGCTAGTTGTTAACTTGCTTACGCCAGAGAGCTTAGTCCCGTTTGGTACTTCGAGGTCAAACTCTGCAATTCCAGCCTTCAGTAATGTTCCATCAAGGACAAGCTCGTATGTCTTTGTCTCGTCACAGAAGTCTATTACCGTATCTCTAATGCACCGCTTTGCCGTTACTTCGGGCACGCCAGGGATATGTGGAACAACGTACTCCAAGAAGGCGGAGTAATCAGTCATTGTGTATGCTATCTGCACAGCCATTACTTATTACCATCCTTCGGTTTAATTGGGTACTTCTTGTCGGAGCCAAACGATCCATTAAGCTCGGCGGTAAACGCTTCGTAATGATGTGTTGCACGAACTAAGTCCGCGTCGGTGTTGTCACCACTGTATATCTCATATAGAACCCAATGAATTGCAGGGGAAACATACTTGTCTTCGAGGGGAAACTGATCGTTCTTCGTTGCAATTACGGTGGGCTTATTGGACATTGTTGCCATTACCTTCAGCCCGCCAGCAGGAATGTGTGGATAAACATAGAAGGAACGCGGATCGTCCAACTTATCATACGCATAGCAATCAACGGCGGTGCCAGTAGCCGCGACGAGACTAATAATATTCTTAAACTTAGTCTGGCGCACAGGCTTTCCGACCGCATTAAGGTCATTGGTGTTATACAGAATGTTGATAAGTGACAGGGCGCTACTTGGAATAGACTGCTTAAATCCCTCCGCAAGTGTAAGTACGGAAGTATTCGCTGTTGCGTCTGGCCTGACCGATACTATCTGAGCCACTGCGTTATTAAGGTAGTCCAAAAAAGAAGGGGCAGCGGGGTCCGTATTCTCCCACTGCCACCTACGCGGCTCCCTCAAGTCTTGCAGTTTACCAGATATATCTAAGAATATCTTGGAAACTACCATTATTAGCCCCCGCTACTAGCTAACAATAGAATATGTCTGAGGCTTAAACTTACGTCTGATACGCTGCCCATTCTCCAGGGTGTCAATGCGCCACTCGAAGGACTCATCAACAATGGCAAGTACCTCGTCTGGCACATCCACTTCAACGTCGCGTGGATAGTGGTAGAGCTTGCCATTAAGTCCAACAACAACAGCGTCTCCCGACTTCTCAGCGGTATTGTGAAAGATCACTCGCTTGGTCTTCTTATACAATCCGCTATTCTTGAGGTATTCGCGGACACTATTGACTACTTCGCCACGATTAAATGCCGTAGCGTCATACTCAATTTTCAATTCGTCAGCCATCGCCATCAGGTCTTCGTTCTTTGCTTGGTGAATCTTTTTAATATCAACCTGAGAAAAATCATAAGCCATACAGATAAAACCTCTATGTTAGTTAGTTTACAGTTAGTGTTAGATAAAGATGAGAAAGCCCCACAAAGGCCAGTGCCAATGCGGGGCTATAGCTCAAGTGTTGTTAGTTAATGGCGGCACACTCGGCGCGAACCATCCAAGACTCGTTGAGGATAATCGAACCACTCCAAGCCTTCCAAGAAACGTGACCGCGCTGAGCCAGAGGATCACTGTCAGAAGGCTTCGGGTTGACCACCATTGGGGTAATCGAACCAGCTCCCTTCAGCGGGACCAGACCGTAAGCGTCCTTCGCCAGGAAGAACATCGGGTAAACGTCGGCACTGGTGCCAGAAGTGGAGATCATCGAACCCTTAGCTCCACCAGCGTCAGCCCAGGACTCGACAACGGTGGAAGTCAGGTAACGAACGTCCTCGACCTTACCAAGCTCAGTCTCCCAAGCGGGCATGGAGCCGTACTTTTCAGCAGGCACAAAGCCGCTCATCTCGCGGATAACTGGCTCCATATCGGGGTGACACACGCACACAAAGGCAGGAGCGATAGGCTCGGTGCCGTAAGCGGCGGTGGACTTCACGACGCTAGTGATCGGGCGGGCCAGGTTACGCTTGAGGGCACGCACGATCTTGCGCTGCAAGCCGATGGTCATAGTACCCACAACCGCGTCACGGGTGGACACGAGGGCATCAGCGGCACCAGCACGGAAGACGTTCTTGCCAGTCAGGAGCTTCTGAAAGCGAGTCTTCTCAATCAACAGGGCGGCCTGCTCAGCGAGAATAGTGGTAGCTTCCTTCAGCACGTTGTCTTCGTGCGTATCCATAATAACGTCGGTAATGGTGATCTTATCGCCGTACTGGCTCAGGGCCGCGCTAATGTCCTCAGAGTTGAGGAACGATCCATCAGGCGTAACACCCTCAGTGAGCTGGTGAGTAGCAGGGTCAAAGTTACCAGACTTCAGATACTCAGCGGGTGTGTAACCGTCAGAGAAAGTAGTCTTCAGAAAGTACCGACGAAACTTGATGGACTGAGTAGAGTTGGAAGGCAGCGGCTTGGTCTGTCCAAACTTCTCGAAAACAAGGTAAGGCATAGCCCTATCCAAAAGCTCCTTCACAACAAACGCGGCGGTACGCGGAGAAATGTCACCGAAAGCGCCAGGGGTGTACTTAGTAATATTAGCCATAGTAAAATCTCCTATAGCCCCTGGTCATCAGACTGTTAGTTTACTTACCTAGCAGCTCCCTCCAATGCAGCCTTCCAAGCTCCCTCAAAATCATCTGCCTCAATCTTAGGCGTGTGGGTGTGTGGCCCACTGGACTTGGAACGCACTGCGGGTGCAGGTTTTTGTCTAACCGCTTGACCATTAGGGCGTTGAGAATCTGACGCGGTAGTATCTGCGCCGTTCTCTCTTGTGTTAGTATTAAGTTTTCCAGTTTCCTTCTTGTACTGCGTAATGAGGTCAACGACCTCCTGAGCGTAGCCCTGTTGATAGACGCGCTGCATTGCAGGCTGAATAAATGCGGGCTGCTCTTCAATCCACTTCTGAAGCTCTCCACTCTGAACAATGTCATTGAAGTCGCTATGAGCCGTGGTAATAATGCGGTTATGCCGTTCGAGCGCAGTCTCTTGCACGGTTTCCGCAATGGGAGAAATTGTCTTATTAAAGCGCTCTGTAAGCGAACTAACAACCTCATCTGTGCGTTGCTTGGTAGCCTTCTCAATCATCTTCTGGATTGGGCCTGCCAATTCGGGGAACTCTTTAAGGAACTCTGAGACTGCTTCGTCAGCCTCTTCCCCTTCCTGCTTGGTTGCAGTTACCTTACTTGCTGTTTCAACCTTCGCTGTAAGGTCGGCAATCTGTTGCTGAAGTGCCCTAATCTCCCTGTCTTTCGCAGAGAGACGACCGTTCCAAGAGCTTGTCCGCTGTACTTCCTTCTCGTACAAGACCTTATAGTCTTCAGTGCCAGCCTGATTGCTATTGGGGTCGCTATCTCCTACTTGACTATCACCATCATTCTGCCCGCTATCCTGACCATCGTTAGTATTGTCAGGGGCGCTACCGTTTGTGGTGCCATCAGTGGTGCCTTCAACGCCTACAATATCATCTCCGCTGTCCGCACTGGCCGAAAGCCCGTTGGCTTCCGCAAAAAGGTCATCGAAACTATACTCTTTCTCTTCACCATTGCCGTCAGTTTGACTTGTGCCTTCGCCGTTCTTCACAAAATCTTTACTCATCTAAAGAAAAAACCTCCTGACGGGTCCATACAGGGTGTCCGTCGTGTGTCTAAATTGTTATAGGGCAGCTCCTACGTTATCGAAGTAAAAGCGATGTGACATTTAGAACAAATTGTGCGTTCTTGATAATTATTGCGACAACCTATTGGCATTATTGGGCAGGCCAGTTGTCTTAGAGTAGCTGTTTATGAGATCGGTTAAGGCCCTAATCTTGCCCTGTATAACCCGTATTTCCCATTGATCTTCAGCTAAAACAAGTTCCTCTGACAATCGGGCCACAATATGACGCACATCGTCCACTACGGTAAGGAGTACGGCGGTTCCACCGTACCCCTTAATGGTTGCAAGATGTTCTTTAGAATGAGGCAGCATTGACTAAACTCTCCCTTGTTGCAGCGCTTGCAGGGTCATCAAGCCCGCCAATATGCTGAGCCTTTACGGCCTGTTCAAGCTGCTTGATATAGTTCTGAAGCTCGTCGATAGCCTGTTGCATGGTAGCCATCTGCTGCTGAACCTGAGCGTTACGCTGTTGCTCCATTGCGATAACGTCATCCGTCTTAACCGCACGGTCCCCAAGGTCGAGGCATCTAGCAATTTCGCGTTGGAGGTAAGCACGGTCAGTGAGTGGGGCATCAATCGGGTTGGCCGTGTGTTGCAGGTAGGTAATAAGTTTCTCTGCTCGAACCTCACGGGCAATGAGAGAGGCACTACCTTGAGCGTCAACCTCGAAGTCTCCCTTCACGCTCGGATCGTCACCAAGCTCCATGTTCCAGTAGTACATTGCTCGGATGAACGGCTTAACCACTCTGTCATCCAGGGTCCGCACTTGGTCCTTAACGACCGTGATAGAGCTACCCATGAGCATGGAGAGGCCACCCATTGTACGGCCAGCTCCCTGGACGCCCTGACTAGAACCGTGCAGGTACTTAGGAATGGAGGTTGCCTCGTCTGCGAGAGAGCTGAAGAGGTTGATGAGCTGGATGTAGAGCTGCGCATGAGACGGCACTGTATGCACCCTGACGGCTGGATGCTGCGCCTCGATGCCACGGCCACCCCTGTAGACGTTTGTAAATGGCAAGAGGTTGTCAGGGTTCTGTCCAGGCATGAGCATGTCTTCGTTAATCTCATAGATCGGACCAGCACTAGCGGCGGTATTGTCCAAGAGCGCACGCACCGAAGCATTAAAGAGCCTCTGAGGGTCACGCATAATGACTGGAATACCTTCACCCCAAATGCTAGTCTCATCCTTTGCGAAGTAGTACCAGTAATACGGGATACCAATGCTCTGGATCGGAGAGACTTCAAACTTGATAACCTTGTCCTGCAAGAGCCAGACGTTTACAAAAAGCTCCATGCCTTCAAGAATCTCTGGAACGTCGGCACCACTCTTTCTAATGTCGTCAGCATCAAGTGTTCCCCAATACTCCAATACCTCGTATCGCTTGTCACGAGAGGTCAGGAGGCCCTGTCTATCGTCTCCCTCTCTGTCTGTGTCGAGTGTCCTAAGTTCCTGCTCAAAGTTTTTATAGACGGCTGTGCCATCCTTATGAGCAACAACAAACTCCCTGATAACGTCAGCATTGAAGTCTTCCCTATCAGCAAGAGCCATAAGATCGGACCTAGACATAACGTGACGCTGAAAGACGTAGCGTAGATCGTCGGGGTCTGTAGCGGACATATCGGGGTAAATGTCCCAAATGGACACACTCTCAACGTAAGGCACCATCTCTTCTTGAGACTGGTAATGCCACACTCCATCTTCACCAACAGCCCACTGCGCTTTCTCTTTGTAGTCAACAAGCGGGCCTTTAAGTATGCCTGTGCCGTACAGGTTGCCGCTATGGATAACCTGACGCATTACGTCTCTGTACTTTGTATCGCTGAGCTGGTCATTAATGCGTCGAGACATAAGCTCAGCTCTACGCTTTGCCTCTTCAGCCACGATCATCACAACGTCCGACTCTGTAGGCTGTCGCTGTGCAGCCTGTGTCCACTCCATTACCTTCTGATTGACTACCTCAAGGGGCAACCGTGGATCGGGAGAGGGTGCAATGTTCCAGTTACTCTCGCCGCTAGACGGGAATTGAAGGTCCATAATGCGGGCATTGACGGCGTGTACCTTCGTCCGTGTGAGTGGAATAAACGCACGACTCCTACCTTTGGGCATACGCTTGCGGGTAGAAGGGGGATAGATACCCTTGTACTGCCTCAGATCGTTGAGAAGCCTATCCTCAATGTCGAGCTTGTTACGCTCGGCCTCTTGGAAGAGAGCATAGAGGGTGGAACCGATGTTGAAGCCAAGGCTATCAATGTCAGTTGCCTTAGCCTGGCTCTGCCCATCTTCAATAAGGGGCAAGGCTGGCTGTCCCAGGACAAGGGGCGAAGCGTCCTGTTGTGGTTGTGTATATTGTTCGGGGGTCATTACTACCTCATTGGGTCTTTGTGTAAGTTAGATTACGCTAGTAGCCAGCCGTACTATCCATCGGTACGGCGCTTGGCCTCGCTGTTCTTCTGGTCGCTGATCGGATTAGCCTATTACGCTGCTCTTCAAGTGAGAGAGCTAAATATTGCAGTGCGTCGTGTGGATGAGAGTATTCGTTTTTGTCTGGCTTATCCTTGAACCTCGTGCCACTAACTTGCAGTCGCTTATATGCGTAGCCACCAAGGAAACCCTTACGAAGCATCTTGCATTTAGGACTGAGTACAAAGGCTGGTTCGCCATCGACCATCTTAGTAAGGAAGCCAGCTACAGCTTCACGACGAGCGGTGAAGTCGTTTGTCCAGGCTGGTTCTGTCGGCAGGCCAGCAGCTTGAAGTTCTTGCAGACAGGTTGTCTCGTTGGCTTGGCTTCGCTGGACGCCTGCGGGGTCGCCTGTCGAATGGATGTCAAATCCGCGATAATGGCTTGACAGATAGGGCAAAACAACTTCCCGTGAGAATTGCCTAATACCCATCCCTTCGCTGACGATCTCATCAAGAACCAGTAGCTTGCCTCGTGGCGTGAGCTGGCCGATGATACAGGCTGGTGTAAGCCCGAAGTCCCATCCCAACATGAGCGGCACCTTGAGGATCGGCTCTATGTTGACCTCGCTCTGGCAGTGCTGACCATCGGAATACTCAGGATAAACAGGCTTACCATCCATGATAACGCCATACTCTCCCATGATGTAGACCTTAATCCATTCATCAGTTTTGCCAGGAATCTGACGCATGTAGTAGTCGAAGCCGAGAGTGTGGTTCTTAATGTTCTCTGCCTGCGGATTGGGGAAATACTTATCTCCAACCTTTACAACAGCCCCAGGCTGACGGAAGAAACGATAGCCCCTTGGCCTCTCTTCCTCTGCCATGCGGTAGTACCAATGCTGGTCATCGGGTGGGTTGGTGTCCATGATGATGCCAGACCAGTAGGTATTATTACCCATTGAGCGCTTAGAGGGATAACGGCCAACACGACCAGTGAGCATCGTGAGGACGCTAAGGTCGATCTCCTTTGCCTCGTTGATCCAACCACCTGTAAGCTCCAAAGAGAGTAGCTTCTTTACGTCTTGTGGCCTGTCCAAAGCCAAAAAAATAACCTCGAAGTCTAGCCCTGTGCCGTCTCCGAGGTCTTTAATGGTCATCGTACCCGTGATCGGTACGTCCCATTTTATCTTGCAAACATTCGGTGGAAGCCACTCCTCAAATGTTTTAATAAGTGTGCTTTTAAGTTCTGGATATGTGTTACGTATTGCGGCCCACCTAGAGCGCCTTACTCCGTCTGTGCATGGCGGCTGAGCAATGGCCCTTGCCAACATTTCTATGGTACACGCAACGGACTTGCCACTTCCGATAGGCCCCATAATGCCACGGACAAAGCTGTTATCCGCATGAAAGAGCTGGCAGGTAGGCTCTGCTTTGTAGTTAATCTGCATTGCTACCTTCCCCCTGCATCTCCCGCCGTACCTCGCAAATGGTGTCTACCCACTCGCGGAGCCAGTCGGCGCTCTGCTCTTCAATAACCTTGTCCTTCTTCCCTCTGTTGACGCGCCTTGCACGTTTTACCGTAAATCTATCTACGCTCCCGCCTATTTGTCTGAAAGTCCTACCCATCTAACAGTAACCCTCTTTAATTTCACAGTAGCCAAATGGCCGTCGATACTTATCATCAAGATTGACGACCACGCTAAACATATAGTGCTGCTCAAATAACGAACCGCTTTCGCTACAGACAAGATAGTCTTCAGTGAGGTATGTGTAGTCTGGTTCGACAATATCGTGCAGGTGCCTAGAGTCTCCCTTGCACCCCCTAATTGGGGCACGCTCTGGCGTTGTACGCCTGATCCGTGTGGGTAT